AAACATAGAACCATTCAATGAACCTGAAGGTTGATCCGAATTATCTAGTTGGAATGAATACGAGTAAATTCCAGGAATAGGATTTCCATTTGAGAATTTATAAGGTTGAATATCTCGGAAATATTCAGTCTGTTTTGTTGCGAAACGTTCTTGTGTATCCAGAATTACTGATGATTCTAAAAGGATATCGCGTCTAGAGACATTTGAAGGCAATGTGGTTCCAGAAGAATATGAATCTGAACTAGATATTGGTGGCGAATAAGGATTCAACCAGTTCGTATAATTATCAGGATCATTTGAAATATCATCACGTTGAAATACCCAAACAATACGAGTACATAGATTTCGCATAGTTAATTCTAAATCATTTGATGGACCATATTGTTTTCCAGCTGAAACTAAGTCAACCTGCTTAATCAGGAATGAATGATCTGTGCGAGCAATATAACCCATTTCTTCATCGGATACAAAAATATAGTTTGCTTCAATATAAGGATTCAAATTCCAGGTAGTTAAGCTTCCAGAAGGGGTAGTATCATAATTTGGTGGGCTTAGAAAGTTTGACAGTTGGTAGAGTGGACTTGAAGTGTTTGGAGCTATACGACTACCATAGGTGCTACTAGTTTGATCTACATCAATTGTAGTGAATAATGTATAAGCATTATTTAGTTCAACTACAATTTCAACTTCCGAATATTGAAGAGCTACAAGTGGCAATGCTTTACCGATGGATTCACAAAACCATAAATGAAGGGGAATTTGAAGAATACGTCCAAGAATAGAAGGCTGAGCTATTTGTGTAGGATCTGTTGCTGATGTAGTGATAGCACTTGGATATTGATTCGTACGTCCATATGCATTCGCAGGATCATAAAGTTCAGGTAAATTACCAACCATACGATCAAGTATTGCTCGTTTATTTGCATCAAATTCTAAATTCGCATACAATTTCATCCATTCACCAGTATGTCGTACAATCTCTTGACCGTTAATTAACAAAGATACACGATTAATCATATTGTAACCAATATTGCGTACCCATTGAAATTCATAAGGAATAGCTGTCCCTGAAGATCCAGGAACAACTGGTGAATAAATATCAGGCAAAGTAATACTTAAATAGCAATCAGAAATAAGTTGGGCGTATCGTTCAACTTTCGTCCTCAAAGTCAATGTTCCTGATGTAGGAAATGACAAAATAGTCGTTTTGAAATAAAGCCGAAAGCTTTCCATAGCAAAATCAGTATGACGTTTATAAACTGACCGAAATTGAGTAAATGATGGGTTTCCAGTAATTAGTTGATCTTGGGCTCCACGGCCAACTAATTGTAAAAGACCACCTGGCATTGTTATTATATTGGGAAGAATTGGTAAATACCTTTTAGTAAATACCTTTTATCATTGAAAAGTAATGAGTAGTTATACACAGATTCCAACAGCGATAAATGGAACAATTGGAAGTATCGTATCTACGCTCAACACTTCAAATCAATTGACAAGTATACAAGTAAAAACGATAACTCCATCACCAACGACTAAAGTATGCGCTTCGATATATTCTACCACTGGAACATTATTGGGAACTGCGAATGGCGATAGTGGAAGTAGCCCAACTGTAAGTCTGATTCCAAATTATACTTCGAAAGTACTTACAGTTTATTCAAGTGACCCGGTTGTAAATGCTGAATTTCAAGGGCCTTTTGGAATTACTGTAGATTCTTATGGAAATATATATGTTTCCGATACAGCTAATCATGTTGTTCGCAAAATGATTGTAACGGGAATCGCTGTAACAAGTATAACTACATTTGCAGGAACAGGAACTGTTGGTTCCGGCGGAGACGGTGGATCTGCAACATCCGCTACATTAAATGGTCCTAGAGGATTAGCAGTTTATAATAATACATTATATATTTCAGATTCTGGAAACAATAAAATTCGAGCTGTTGATTTGACAACAAATGTAATTACTACATATTATGTCGGGACAACATACACACTTAGCACGCCTTATGGTATTAAATTTGATAATAATGGGACATTGTATATTGCAGATTGTATTGGTAACCGTATAGTCATAGTACCACCTTCTGGTGGAACTGCTTGGGTGATCGGCCCTTTAACTAGTTACGGGTCATTTCACAACCCAACAGATATGGTTCCTAGTCCTAATGGAACAAAATTATATATAGTGGATCAGTTGTATAGTAACATCGTATATTGTACGATATCGGGAACAACTCCAACTTACCAGAGTTCCGTGTCTGTTAATCGCCCCTATGGGATTACTATCGATGATTCAGGAAGTGTTTGGACGGCAAGTACAGACGGATATAGTGGAAGTGCATCGTCTACACTATACAAAATCAACTTTAGTTTTCCTACAAGTACGACTCCATACGGACCTAGTGCTACCCTCGTAAACCCGGGATCTATGTGTTATTATAATTCGAATATATATTTTGCTTCTACAACTACTAACAGAGTTGTGGATTGTAGTACAAGCACACCAAGTACATTCAGTATTATAGCAGGAAATGGAAGTCCTGGATTTCAAGGAATGAATTTGCCAATGTATATTGAAAAAATTGGAACATATGATATGACTTCAGATTTTGTGTTTGTTGATACTTCAAATACTCAATTTTCTCAGTTTTATAGTGGTGGCACAACCCAATTATTCGACACATCATTTTCAGCATCAACAATCCTACTTATATTACCAGTTGCATCAAATGTTTCAAACCAAAAGGCAATTTATATAAAAGATAAGTCATGGAATGCTACAACAAATCATATTATTGTTGGTGTAACCAATAATGGATTAATTGACTCAAGACCTTCTGCTACTTTAAAGTTTACTGGTTCATGTTTGTCACTTTTTTCAGATTTATCAAATTATTATATAGCAAACTGGTATCCTCAAAACGCTGGGAGTGGTTATGACAATATCAATGGTAACAGTCAACCGTCTATGAATTCTGGAAACTATACTCCTAACACCACATACTATGGCCCGTTTGGAAACAGTCGTACTTTCAAATCAACGAACTGGGCTCAAGCCCAAATTAATTGTATAAACATTTTTAATACATCGAATGGATCGTATAATTCTACAACCTTAAAACAATACAGACAAGAAGGTAATAATTTAATAACATTGCCCCAGTTAGGTTTATCTGGAAATTTTGGAGCGATTTGTTTCATAGTATATTGTGGTAACTCGAATGGAGATACATATACCTATCCTTTAGGTATGATGTCAGCAGATTCTAATCAGATCGATGGACCGATTTCACCATTTGCATTAACAAAATCTGGTCCGTCGTCATCTAGCGATGCGATGTTTCCTATTACAAAACAATTACCTGTAATATTAACGCAGGCGGGGGGAGGAACATATGAAAATACTGGAGCTATATTGATTTCCGATGGAACATCGTGGTATTTTGCAGGATGGATGTATCCCGGAGCATCAAGTTTTTCATTTGGTTATACGAATGACCAATATCGATATTCTATTCCAACAACTCAGACACAATTTGCACTTACTATATCAGGAAACGTGATACCTTATACCGGAACCAATTTGATACAACTTCCTCCATCATTACCACTTATAAACCCAGCAAACAATATAGCATATCCTTATTTATTTCTTTCAAAGGTTATAGCTTCATATAACCCGGGTGGAAGTATTGGGTACACTGGGTATATAAATAGTAGTACTCCGCCAAATGTATTGAATGAGTCAATTAATACATTTACATTTAATAGCTCATTCATTTCGAATTCATGTATCTGGTTTATAGGAGAACAACGAGTTGGCGAAACATATATACATTATTACCCAATTTGCATGTACACTTATAATTCAACTACTTAAACAAGCTGATATGTAAATGAATGTGTCGGACCGCTAGATCCCATAGCTCCTGTAGGTCCAGAAGGTCCAGTAGGTCCAGTAGATCCAGTAGGTCCAATAGGTCCAGTAGGTCCAGTATTTCCCCCTGTCGGGTATACTATCGGATATGCAATCACATTCGTAACAATTCCATTAGTATACTGACAGAATCCATCAAAAATAATATTTTGTCTACTAGAGGTTGTAGATACCCCAGATACGCCAGGACCATAGTAGTAATACGTATTACCAATTACAATAATAGTAAATGTATCTCCTGGAGAATATGGATAAGACATACCAGTAGATACCACTTTGAAGAAGCCACTTGTATTAAATAGGAATACTCCATACTCTTGTGCGTACCATCCAACACTAACACTATCATTTGGTAGCGGAAAAGAGTTATGCGGTGAAATTTCAGGCATCTGAAATGTTACCAACGAGTCAACTTTTGTTAAGTCCGAAGAACATGTAACTTGTTGTGCTTGATACGAGCCAACTGCTTGGGAAAACATAAATGATGAATCCGAAACTTTTATAGCGTAAGAAAATACTAGACTATAAGGATTCAAATAATCAGCTACATATGCGGGCAATACGCTATAACCAGTAACTCCTGTAGGTCCAGTAGGCCCAGTAGGCCCCGTAGGTCCAGTCGATCCTATCACCCCCCGCGGTCCCGTGGATCCGGTAGGTCCGATTGGTCCAGTAGGTCCAGTAGGTCCAGTTGACCCACTTCCGCCACTAGATCCCGTAGGTCCAGTAGGTCCGGTTGGTCCAGTAGGACTCATATATCCTGCGGATCCTGTCATACCAAAGATTGTCATATAGTTTATAGCCCCCCGCCCTAACAGACCAGTTGGCCCGGTATCGTTTGTATTTGCAGTTAATCCCGATGGACCTGTAACACCATAATTAATATATGTATTCTTTGGTCCTGTAGCACCAGTGGGTCCGGTTGGCCCCGTGGGTCCGGTGGGTCCGGTAGGTCCTGTAGGTCCAGTTACACCTATCGGTCCAGTAGGACCTAATGGACCCTTTACAGCGGGAAGCTTATTATACTTGGTCTGCAATATACTAAAGTATTCACTCCAAGATGACATTGCTATTTATTCATTTTCATTCTTTAAATGTTCACAACTGCGAATAAATAAGATGTACCGATAGGACCCGTAGCTCCAGTAGGTCCATATGGCCCAGTGGCTCCTGTAGGTCCGGTAGGTCCAGTAGATCCAGTAGACCCTCTAGGTCCAGTAGATCCAGTAGGACCAAATATTCCCGAGGGTCCGGTTGCACCGGTAGGTCCTATGGATCCAGTAGGCCCGGTGGGTCCAGTAGATCCTGTCGGTCCCGATGGACCTGTGGGTCCAGTAGCTCCAATTGGTCCAGTTGGTCCGGTGGGTCCAGTCGGTCCTGTTGGTCCACTAGGTCCTGTAGGTCCAGTAGCTCCAGTAACTCCTGATCGTATAGGCCCCGTCGCACCAGTAGGTCCAGTAGGTCCAGTAGATCCGGTTGGTCCACTAGGACCGGTAGATCCAGTAGCTCCAATTTTTCCACCAGGTCCAGTTGCGCCAGTGGGGCCCGTAGCTCCAGTAGGCCCTTTAGCTCCAGTAGGTCCAGTAGGTCCTGTAGGTCCAGTAGGACCTGTTGGGGCCATATATGGGGGTCCTGTCGGCCCAGCAGGTCCGGTTGGACCCAATACACCCCTATCACCTGGGGCACCTGGACAGCTTTGAATTAGATTGTTCGACAAATACTGGCTCGCAGATAAGAAGGTTGACATTATTATAAGCTACTTTCATAAAAGTAAATCCTTTACTATAATGAGTGTTCAGACATATCAGCAGATATTGGCACAACAATATGAAGAAAGTGCAAGAGATTTGCTGGTTCACGAAGAGTTTGAAAATACAGAGGGCGTTGATCCGCATAATTCATCAAATCAGGTTGGAACGACTTTAGAAAACCCTGAAGATTTCCAGCAGTTCGCAGGAGATCGGGGAACTGCCGAGCATATTATTGTTCCAAAGCAATTTGTAGATAACGGTACGAATAGTGTTCGATATCGTAAAGATGTTCAGAATGATATTTTCATTATTGATACGCGATTTCGATCATACGCAGTAGCAGGAATTCCGGCATTACCCCAGAGTCTAGTTACAAACCCAAACTATGTAAGCCCGATTTTATCAAATGCGACGTCAATTACTTCAGATTTTGTGTTCCACATTCAGAGATTGGTTCGGAATGTAATGTCTGCAACACTTACGTCGTTTGAGCTTCCAAATACCTTTTTCAATATAGTAGATATCCGCAACAACTACTTTATATATATACGAGCAGGCTATGATGAGAATGTGCCGTTTGCTCTTATAAGGTTGACAATAACGTATAGGGGCACTGCTGAATTGGTTGTCGACAATGATGCTGGCCTGATTCCGGGAATGTCAATTGTTTTTGCAGAAAGTTTGGGCATTATCCTTGCGGATACTACGTATTATATAATTAGCTCTGGGTCGAAAACTATTACTATATCTTTAACTTTGGGGGGTCCGGCTATCAATCCAGATGGTACTATTGGAATGCAAGTACAATCTATCGCAAGCTACTATACTCAGGTCCCAGTGTTCATAACCGATATAAATATATCTTCCAACCCGGTTGCTGGACAAAGGCTTGGACCGGCTGGTCAGAATGGCTTCTACTACAGCAATACAAGTATTATTCCGGCACTCAACACAGCTCTACAAGCTGTTGGAATAACAGATATTACAGTGTCATATTCAAATGGATATTGTTTATTTAATAATAACTCAACTATAGCATATACTTTAAACTTTACACCAGTATCTTCTTCTACAAACCCACAAATATTCGCTACACTTGGGAACATGTTGGGATTTAATAGCTTTGTTTATCGATTAAACCCAATTAATACTACACCACCTCCTATATCCCCTTGCGATTTCCAATGCGGGCAAATTTCTGCATGTCAGTGTTACGGAATATTGACAGGAGAGGATCCTATAAATATGAATGCTGATCCGTATATTTATATATCAATAGCAGATTGGGATAACATTCGTCATCAATCTATAAATGATTCATATTTTACCGCATTTTCCCGTATTCCAATAAATATTCCAAAAGGTCAGCTTATTTATGACAATATGACAAATAATACAATGACAAAGAAGTACTATTTTCTTCAACCCACAAATCTTCAGCAGTTTGAAATAAAATTACTTGATATAAATGGGCTTATACTTCTTATGCCAAACACAAACTGGACAATGGCCCTGGAAATGGAAGAAGTACTGAGTCAATCTTTGTACGAAAAATTGCGTGAGCTATAGTAAAGATGGAACTGAATCCCTTAGAGAAAATATCAGTTCCTCAAATGGAAAATCGTTATAATATGACTTCTACATCTCAGCAGTATCCTGCACCCCAGCACGGCGGTCGTGTTCCCAACATCAATTCTGCTTCTGCTATGGAATTTTCGTCTAGGCCTCACGGAATGTATGCTGAAGGGAAGTCTGTATTTGGAGATGATGCTCGTGAAGATCTAATAGGTCATCAGCATGGAAAAACTCCTTTAAATATGGTTTTCTTTAGTCAAGCAAATCTCGCACACATTCATTCTGAGATTCAAAATCAGGTATCTATGATGAGTGGTGGAAAGTATAAGATTGATAAGCAAGGTGATGATGAGGTACGTATTGTTATGCGATCCTATTATTTGATGTTTGCTCGTAATGATCCTCATCAGGTAGCACAAGAACTTGATGAATTAAATAAGCGTACGATTGGATATTGTTCTGCCAAGGTCTTCTCGGAAGTAGATTTTCATATGTTCTATCTCAAAGATCTAGAAGACTTTGCTCCTGCGATTGCGAACCCTGTGAATACTGGTGTAATGGGTAGTCGCGTCGGAGAACTGAAGTCGTTTTTCTAGACAAGATCAATGGAAGTGTGTGAGTTTCACGAAAAAGTATATGGAAAATTCAAAAATCAACTTTTTGTATTTGAATTTTCTTGGGACAATGTTCGTCCTATTGTTTGTGTTGCTTGGAATGGTTCCAAATTCATAATTGTAGATAAATTTAAATCAAATCTATTTGACCCATATTACGGTTTTGGATCTTCTGAAATGAAACAACTTTGTAATAAATTGTTTGATGAGACTGAGTTTGAACCAAGACAGGTTTTCACAAACCCAACGGATTTCTGGAAATGGTGTGGTACGAAAACTGTATGGTTTCGCGATCGAGAGTGTTTGCTGGCTCCTGGTTTAAGTTCATCAAATGCTCTTTCTGTGGATTCTTGGAAGAAATTTGTCCTTGCGAGCGGTTTGCGGAGGCGAACCCTGAGGCAGAAGATTAAAACGCGTTACACACGAAAGAGTTTAGTAGCAAAGTAAATTAGAAATACAATGCGGGTCAATATTATTTCCAGTTTTGGAAATCATACTGGTCTTACGCAAGACGTTACAATTCTTCGCGGTATTATTGCGGGTGTTTTTGGAAAAGATACGGAAATTAATACAATCCCTCATGCTTTTCCTCATTGCAATGAAGCCGATATCAATTTTTTTCTTGAAGTAATTAATCCTTCTCTATTCTCTTACGCTGGACGTAATATCTGGATTCCTAATCTGGAGTGGACCTATAAGACTTGGGAACCTTACCTTCATATGGTTGATGAGATTTGGGTAAAGACTCATGAAGCTGAAGAGAAGCTTCAATCTATGAATATCAATTGTAAATATATTGGATGGACGTCTATTGACAAGATTTATGCGGACAAAGTCAATTATTCGAATGCATTTGTTCCTATCGGAAAGAACATCTTTCGTAATCCTCGTCCAATCTTTCAAGCGTATCTAAAAATCAAAAATGAGAGTGAAGACAATTATTTGAAACTTCCCACTCTACATGTTCAATATAACCCGAAACATATTGATATTAAGTTTCCAGAATCTATTGCAGATAAAGTTGTTCTACACGATAAAGAGTTAAATGAGAAAGAATATGATGAACTTATGAAATCTTGTGGTCTTTGTATTTGTATTTCATTGGCTGAAGGCTTCGGACATGCAGTGAATGAGTGTATGTCTGTTGGTATGAATACAATTCTTTCACCAATTAAGGCATTCAAAGAACTTACTTTTAAAGATGGGCTTTTTGGAACGGTGCTTGAGAGTGTAGATCAGCCTGATTGTTTTGGTAGTCTTGTTGATACTACTTCTAATTCAATTGTTGAAGCACTAAAAGTATATGTAACAAACCCTTTTCGTATTAAACGTGCAGTTTCTGATATGATGCGAGGTATTTATGAGACTCGTCATAAGGAATGGGTATCTCGTATGAAAGAAGTTCTTCAACCTTTGAAAGACATTTCCTATTCTTTGAAGGACTCTTTTCCAAAGGAAGATGATTTGCCAGACGTTTCAATTATTACAATTACCAAAGATCGGCGTCAGTTTATGCCTCTAGCAAAGTATTGTTATCTACTTCAATCGTATCCTGCTGATAAACTTGAATGGGTTATTGTAGATGATGGTGAATCAATTGAAGATACGCTTTTCGGTATTCCGAATGTAACATATGTACGGTGTGAGCCTGGAATGACAGTATCTCAGAAACGTAATTTTGCAGTAACAAAATGTATGTATGATACTATTTTGATGATGGATGACGATGATGTATATCCTGAAAATAGTGTTCTACACCGGGTAGCAATGATGATGAAAGAACCTAAAAAGGAATGTGGATTTTGTACTACGATTCCTTGTTATGATATTACGAAGTATAGTTCGTTTATGAATGTTCCTCCAATGACATTACCTATGTCTGAGCGTGTATCTGAAGCAACGTTGATTTTCACGAAAAAGTTTTGGGAAGAAAGTGGATTTGATGAGACTGTTAAAGTAGGAGAAGGAGACGCATTTATTAGCGGTCGCGAACAAATGTGTCGTGAAATTTCACCACAGGAAGTTATTGTAAGTTTAGTTCATTCTAAGAATATGTCTTCTCGGAAATGTCCTGAAATGGAACCGAATGGTTGCCATTATGGATTCAATGAAAAACTTTTTGCATTAGTATCTGAGATTGGCGAGGAGTTAAAAGAGGCCTCTAATACTTCAGGCCAAACAGAGACTTGCGCCGAGTCTTGCGAGAGCCCCGCCGACGCCGACCACCCATAGACTTCTCCTCATCGGACTCAGGCTCGGGTACAAGTACGCTACCAACTGCGCCAGCCGCAGTAGGATCGGTGGGCTTACCACCACGCATCTTCAGACCCATCTTCTTAAGCATCCGCTTTACAGTCTTCTTCTTGACCACGCGGAGCTTCTTGGACGCACGACGGCGACCACCTACGGGGGCAGAGTTGCCGGCAGAAGAGTTTACCTGAGAACCACCGGCTACTAGAGGGAGGGGCGAAAGGGACGCATTAACATTGCTCATCTTTTATACTTAGATTATGAGAATATTTATGCTGAGCAGGTGAGACATTCGGATGGCTCGACTGTAAACTTCTGTGCCGACGCTACCGCCTTTGTTCGCAAATAATAACAACCTGTCTTCAATCCCTGCTTCCAAGCGTATACATGCATAGATGAGATCTTAGCATATGTAGGTTCAGTAAGGAACAAATTC